GATCACTTCCTTGTTCTTTTAAGGTAATCGTAAATCCTAATTGAGCCAACGTATTAGCCACTTGAACCTTCTGTTGAGCAAAACTAATTTTAGTAGCCTCAGCCTTCTCCTCTGGATTAGGGAGAACTAACGCCCAATCTGTAATCCCAAATGCCTCTAATATAACAGGAAATACTTTTTCATGAAATAATCTTTGGTCTGCTTCAACCACACGACTCATAACAACTAATTGCTGTGTCTGGCTAGATAATCCACCAAAAGCATCTGGTGCGCCTTGCCATGCAGGAGTAACTCCCCACATAGCTGCTACTCTTTCTCTAATTTCTTCTCTAACAGGAAGATAATCCATTTCCTGCAAAGTATGAAAGAGTCTTACAAGGTCTACTCGACCTCTTTGATTCCTAGCTGAAACAGCTATCATAGGAATATAGTTAGGATCAAGCCGTGTCTGAGCCGCTATGTTAGCTCGTTCCCTTCTCAGACTCTCTGGATCATCTGTAGTGACCATTACCATAGAAGCTGGCATCTTTCTCTCAAAGAAATACCTATATAAGTTCTTATCCATTCCAATTAACGTTAGTGCTTTTTCAAAGATTGTTAATATTGGAGACCAGCCATATGTTTCGGAAGGAGAAAACTTAGTCATATGTATTACTTCAGAATCAAACAAATAAATTTGTTGATTACGATGATAGTATTTATACATAACTGCTTGGCATTGTCTAGCACATCCCGGTTTATCACAGCTTTGAGGAGTGTCTTGAATACTATCTCTATGTATAGGACAGACGAAATGTGCATTCTTTGGCAAACCTGCAACATCTAAGTCAAATTCGACCAAAGACGGATTCAATCTACGAACCTCTTTAACTTTAGATCGTAGAGTACCATCTGAAGAACTATAATATTCTTTAGCAAGATAGATAAAACCATCATCTATAGAGTTTACATCAAAGTGGAACTGTCTCAGAACCTCTTCCAAACTTTGATCGAAGACATTACAGTCTTTTATAAACTTGCTAAAGACATCTAATTGACTTTCATCTGGATTGGCTATCAAAGGTTTCCATTGTAAGCCTCTCCTGAATACTTCACTCGTTATATGACTTAATGGAGATCGTATTTCTTCTACCGTCATACAAATAGTCTGTAAATCCATCACCAATTGCTGTCTATATGCCATTTGATGGCGAACCCATGTATTAACTACATGGTCTAGACCAATGGTCGGAGCTTGTCCTGTGTCCCCTGCTGCTTTCATTAATTGAAACTGGTGAATCTGATCACTTAAAGCATTCATTTGTTGAGCAAACGCTGGAACTTCAGGTAGATACTCTGATAATTTCATATTTATTCCTCACTCAATAAGGTCGCATCGGACATAGCTGCTAGTTTAAGAATTGCTCCTAACGCCTTTTCTTTCAATCTAAAGGATTCACTTTCATTATTACGAATTTGTAATGCAGCGACCTCCTTCTCATATTTTACTATTTTATCACGCATTTCCTGACGCTCTTCTTCATGTTCCTCTTCTGTATTATCAGTAAATGCTACGTTATCTAATACTCCTAATCTTGCTGCCTCTCTAAGTAAGGCTAAGAATCCTCCTTCAGTTAATATTGTTACTGCTTTACTATCGTCAGGAATATCATCATCAGGACTTAAATTCTTTAACTCCTCATTCCACGTATCTAAAATTCTCCATGTATTAGTAACCTCATCTTTAAGTGCTGTATACTGTACATCTCGTTCTCTTAAAATATTTCCTAATGCCATATACTTTCCTCCTATGTTTTAAACGCCTCCGCTAATTTACTTGGACTATAGCCTACAATAATTTGTTCTCCGTCTACAATTCCTCTAGCTACAGGAGCAGAGGTTCTAATAACCACAACAGGAGTTGAGTTATACCCTAGAGCAACCAATTCTTCCAATGCTACCCCATCTTGACTTACATTCTTTTCCCTATATGGAATATTTCTCTGCGACAACCAATCCATGGTTGCATGACATGGGCGTCAACCCATAGATGTATATACTATTACGTTCATACTTACTCCCTCCACCATTTAGTAGTTTGTTTCTTACCCCCAAAATACTCAACTGCATGACCTTCTTCAAGTAATTTGTCGTTAACATTAATATCATCCGCATAAATCGTACCTAATATACGACCATATTTTCCTCTCGCTTTCTTATCAATCGCTGTTTTAACAGTGATAGTCTCTGCAGCTTCTAATAATTCTCGCAGTCTTGCTTTTGCTGCTAATCCATATCGTTTTTCTTCTAAGTCTCGTGTCCTTGATTCTGGAGTATTAATTCCGTAAAGGCGAATCCGCTGTTTCTTTAAAACAACGGAAAAGCCTAAATCAAGATCTACATCTATTGTATCACCATCTACAATTTTTAGCAACTTACTTCTGTACTCAAACATTTTTCCCTTTTCTCTCCTTCGGCATACAGCTACCACTAAAATTTAGCTTGTTGCGGGTTCTGCTATAGTGACCTCAACATTATCTTCGACAGTTATATTAGCCCCGGTAACATCTGTAGCAATAGTGAATTCTTTCGTGGCAAAACCATCGCCCATTCCAACTTCATTAAGTAAAATTTCCATGGTTCCTACATTTATTTTTGAGAGTACACAATCACCTCCTTTAGTATACAAGTTAGACAGTCTTAAAAGACCCACCTTTCCATTTACGCCACTTGCAGGAGCCTGTATCCAAATTCGGTCATATGTACCACCATTCGTAACCATTGCGTCAGCTTGTTGATGACCGCCCCCTATAGCTCTCATACGAGAAGTGCCGGGACTTGGAGCCAAACTTTGTCCATCACTGGCATTGCCCTTCACTAAAATCGTATGGGCCTGTATATCCGTAAGTGTCAACTTTTTACAACGAGAATTTTCAAATATTAAATGTCCTATCTCAAGTCGTGTGTTTGTGCCACCCGACACGACGTTCCCTGATACCTGTACCACATTGGCCTCTCCAGACGGAAGTGCCGATCCTGTGAAAACCGTACCCACAGATACATTCTCTATAGTAATTTCCCGAACAGGTGTGCTACCTAGGTCGATTCTTAACGTATTTGAACCTTCAACGTACTCTGTAGGCACATCTAAATTCGAACCGTCGCCTACAACTGAGGCTGCATAGACACCACTATCGCCACGATTAAATGACCGTTCAGCAAATACTGTTTCGTTTACTACAACTCCACCGCCTACGGCTGAACCAGCAAACAACAGACCTACCGCCATCTGTGGACTGAACCCACAAGCCCTAAGCAAGCTGTAGGGAGATTTCAGAATCATGAAAGTCTTTCTCCATTTTGCACTTTCTTCCTGTAGATACTCTACCTTGTGCAGGAGCCAATTACGCCATATATTAACCCTATTATACATACGTACTGGTGCCTTAAAAATAGCTCTAGGAGAAGCTTTTAAACCTCTACCAAACGATAATGTACAATTTTTAAAGCCTCGCCTAAATAATAGTATCCCAAATGCCAACAACACTATAGAAGCTGCACCTGAAATTTCTATCTGTGTCGAAACAATATTTAGTAAGTTCTGAACATATGCTTGTTCAATAGCCACCCACCCTTCTATATACAAAGGCAAGAATGGAGTCACTAAAGGCATAGGATCAACCAACAATACCGCTACCCCTAAAAGACCTACAAGCAATGCTAAAGTGCCTACAGTTCTTCTAGAACCTGTTACTATAGCCTTCAAATTAAATATGTTACTAAGAAATTTACGCATACAATTTACCTCCTAGCTAGTCATATAAAGACAGCTTCTAATATATTATACTAGATTAAGCTACTAAACATGCACTCCATCCACAAGTTTTGCATACTTGACACCCAGATTCCATAATAATATATGGGTTTTCACAACAATTTTCATCTACTTTCATAGAAGTAGAATCACGATTACCTTTAATTAAGACTTCTTTATCTCTACTACCAGCCCTGTATACAGTAATTCCTTTACATCCTGTATTCCACGCTAACATATAGGCGTCCTCAACATCTTTATGAGTTGCACTATTTGAAAAATTAATTGTTTTAGATATACCTGCGTCTACAAACTTCTGAAAGGCTGCTTGCATCAATACATGAGCAACAGGCGAAATTTCAGGAGCCGTAACATAAACTTTCTTAATCCATTGAGGAACCTCTTCACGCTCTTGAAGCGAACCACCTTCAGCTAAATAACTCATTAGTTCCTCAGAATAAAAACCATAATTCTTTGCATCAGCTGCAAAATACTTATTCACATAATTCAAAGTCTTACCTTCGAGAATGTTCTGCTTTTTCCACGCCAAAGCAAAAGTAGGCTCAATACCGCTAGATGTATCCGCAATCATAGAAATTGTTCCAGTAGGAGCAACAGTTAACCTACAACTATTTCTATATACTTCTGTTACTTTATTATAGTTACTATTTTCCCATGCAGGAAAAGTTCCTCTCCTAACTCCTAATTCCAAAGATTCTTCATCAGCCCATTGTCTAATATCTGTCATTATACGTTCCCCAATTTCTCGTGCCAACTTAGAATCATATGGAATCTTCATCTGAATAAGTAAATCAGCAAAACCCATAATGCCTAAACCAATCTTACGAGTAGCCTTAGTCATCTTCTCAATATCAGGAGTGGCATAATAATTCGCATCAATAACATTATCCAAAAAATGTACCCCTAACTTTGTAACTATTTTTAACCGTTCCCAATCAACCTGACCTTGCCATCGTGTCTTAGCTTCAGGCTTAAAGGCTCCATCATATGGAACAAAAAACTTAGCTAGATTAATAGACCCTAAATTACAAGATTCATTACCTAACAAAGGTTGTTCACCACAAGGATTGGTAGCAATCATTTCTCCATAAGTATCAATAACATGATTATCTTTATTTACTTGATCTAAGAAAATCATGCCCGGTTCTCCGTTTTTCCATGCACCAGACACTATAGTATTAAAAACTTCTCGTGCATTTAAATATCCAGCTACTTCATTAGTAGTAGGATTAATTAACGGATAGTCGCTATTAGTAGAGACATAGTTCATCCATCGGGAGTCAACGCCCACGGAAATATTGAAATTGTGTATTTCGCCTTCAACAGACTTACAATTAATAAAATCTAGAATGTCAGGATGATAGATAGACATGACCGCCATATTTGCCCCATCTCTTTTTCCCCCTTGTGTAATCATAGAAGATACTCGTGACAGTGTTTTTAATACCTCTATAGGGCCACAGGCTATTCCATGTGTTGTTTTTATTTTATCTCCACGAGGTCTAATCTTAGACAAAGCAAATCCAGTGCCCCCTCCAAACTTCTGAACCATAGCTGTATCAGTTGCAGCTTTCATAATTCCCTGCATAGAATCTTCCAATGCCAAAACAAAACAAGCAGATAATGTACCCTGTTCTGTTCCAGCATTCATTAATGTAGGTGAATTAGGTATGAACTCTAAATTCTTCATTATAGTAAAAAAGTCTTTTTCTAACAATTGTGCTTCAACAGGCAACGCATAATAATTGGCATCTATAATAGAAATTGCTTTTGCAACTCTGCTAAAAAGTCCATCCTCATCTTCAATAATAGTACTGTCATGATCTTTTAGAAAATATCTATGTCCAAGTACTACTTGAGCTTGTTCCGATAATGTCCTTATAGGATTGGACTTAACCAAAAGTTCTTGCGCCGATTGTGTTGATCTCGTTGCTATGATCATTAATATACCTCCCCAATATTGTATTTCAATTTTTTTTTCTATATCCACAATATAAGCATAAGCCTCGTTCTGGAACCCAAAACGATTCCATACACACAATCTCTTCACAATGAGGATTTGGAGCTTGAACTTCTTCGTCACTATAATCCGACGACCAAGATAAATTAAATCTTGGTGTCTCTACGTCTACGTCTTCTCCTGCTGTTGCTCTTCGACGTACATTATCCGAAATGGATATATTTATAGCTCTTTTATTATTAGCCTCTGTATCTGGAGCAATTGCTGCTTGCCAATCAGTTAAACTTCCTAATGATACATATTTACCATTACTGGTTTCATGAGCAGCTTGAAGAGCCATAGCAATCGAAAAGAATGCATCTCCATGTCCTAAAGGTGTTTCTGGAGCTTTTAACTCATTATTTACCGATAAAATCTGTTGTCTTTGCCTTTCATCTTTAAGTAAAGCTAAATTGCCTGAATGAACATACTGTTCAAAAATATGGGCCATAGTATTCTTAGACTTCGTTGTGAAATGTATAGGATACCATGCCTTAGCTAAACCTCTATCTTCTAATTCACCCCTTGTATTATCAATATACCCCCTTAGAATATTAAAATTTTCAGCTACTTCGTTCAAATATTCAATTTGATCAGAGAATGACCATCCATCTAACCATGACTGATGTATCTGCTCCACTTTTGAACCTACTTGCCTGAAGATAACTAGGTGTGATGGGTGCCTTTTCTTTCCTACATCAAACCCAGCAAAAATATCTTCATGTCCATCAGGTTCATAAGCTTTGGTTGCAGGTAAGTTTCTCAAAGTAGGGTCTTCACATTTCATTATATCCTCATTTTCAAAATAAGACTCTGTTGAAAAATGTGGGATTAACATAAATTCTGAAGCAAATGACTTGGGTCTAGCTTCTTGTTGTTGTAACAACCACTCCTCATCATACAATTCTGGCATAAGAACTCTTCTGCCGGGTACTGGTTCTAAGGCAGGGAGTACCCTACTATTAAATCTTTCTTTCTTTTGCAATTTTGTCAACAAATCCCCGGGCATCATAGGAGTTCCAAGCACAATTACTGGAACACCCTTCAAGGGAATAAACAAACTCTCTGTTAAAAAGTGATCTTCAACCTTAGTAAGCTGTGCAGGATTCAACGGATTTTCTGGGTCACGTAATACGTCATCCGCAATCAAAGCTCCATTAACATGCATACCTCTTTTAAATGAAAAAAGACCTCCATGCATAATTTCTACTGGCTTATTATTTACATGATAGCGAAAAGAAAAATCGGCTTTAGGATTTTTACTTATAAACATCTCCTTTAATTCAGGATTTCTCGCAATCGTCTTATTAATTTCACTAATATGATATTTAGCCATTCCATCACTATATGATAAATATAAAACAGCACAATCTCTAGTTGCTCGTAATATTTGCCATATACTGAAAGCATGGCCCAATATAGTCGATTTAAAATGAAAACGAGGTAATACCGCAACATAATTTTTACCTTCTTCTAAAGCTTTTTCAATATCGTCCGCTAAAACTCCAATATGCCATGCTTTAAAATATTCAGGATGATCGAAACCCTGAGACCACACATCCCTTAAAAATTCCCAAAAACTACCCATTCGTATATTTTGATGTGTTTGCAATCCATGAGCTAAAACATCAAAAGCTTTCGCAAAAGTTGTCACTCCTTCTTTAACCATTTTCCGACCTGCTCTGCATCAACCCCTTCATTCTTAACGAAATACGCTTAAGAACTTCTTGATCAGCAATTTCTTCTACTAGAACCCCTAAAATATCTTGTACAAACTGGAGATTTATCAAACCTTCCATGACTTTCCTCTCTCCTTGTACACCTAAATCAACTGCTTTAGCGGCATCAAAAGCCCTAGTATAATTTAGATTACCTAACTCATGCTCTGCCTGATGCCTTATCCGCTCATATGTATCTAAATGCTCATCTTGAAGTCTTGCAAATCTAACACTTTCTCTTTCTTTGACCGCAGTTATGGCCTCTGTTCTAGCTTCAACCTGTGTATGTTTCCAATTCGCAGATCGTGCCCATGAATAAATAGTAGAAGGGGTCACATTAACTTTATATGTCTTAGAAATAGTCGCAGCGATATCCTTTGCAGGTTGATCCCCCTTCAAATACATTTCCATGGCACTTAATCTAATTTTTTCCGGAAACCTTTTAGGCATAATATCCCACTCCTATTATTAATAAGCTATATTGACTGTATTCTGCGAATCAATATTACCACCAAAGGGTGTACCATCACCTTGAAGTAAGCTACTCCAATCCTTATGTCCAGACACTCCTGTTACTGATGTAAAACAAGAAGGTACTTTAATCTTAACACCACTAGCAGTAAGCACAGTATCAAATTTAATACCTATTTCATCTCTTGTACATATATTTGCCCATATGTGTTCTTGTTCATTTAATGGTACATAGGCCATATTTTTTAAGAGTGTCCCCGAAGTTCTTTGTAACCCTTTTACAGCTTTATTAAATTTACATTTAGTGTACTGACACCATACAACCTTACCGTATTTTTGTTTTACATCCTTTAGTGTCTGTAAATTATCTGGAAAACTATCTTTATAGTCTCTATGTTCTGTTTCAATAGGTGCATTAAACCCAATTTTAATCTTTCCCTCATTAACTTTTCTCATTTTCATTCCTCCTTTTCTTCCATAATGCTATGCAAGCTGCATCAGCAAAGTCCTGTTCTGAAAAATTCTCGTTACCCCATTTAGTCATAGCAAATTCTTTAATCTCTACTTTAGAAGCGTTTCCTTTGCCTAAAATATCTCGCTTCCATTTAGTATTATCAATAAATTCACACTCAACTCCATGTACAAAACACGCAAAACGAGCTAAACCAGACACTGATGCTATGGCTATAGTTGCTTTAGGATTCTGTATATAAATGGCTGCTTCAACAGCAGCTTGTACTGTAACCATATCATTCAGTATTACTTTTATTTTACTAAGAGAATCCCAAAAGTCTACTCCAAAATCTATGAATCTGTCCTCGAAATTTTTCTTTTTACTGGCCCATTTACATTGAGCTACAAGACGTTCTTGATCATCTATCCACACACTATGAATAGCTTTACTTGAACAGTCTAAACCCATGTATAACACCATAGGATCATCTATAACACTATACATGTTTACTGTTGTCATTTCCATATGTTCTCAAAGTTACTACTCTTGAAACGGCATCATAGGCTGCTTTATAGGCACTAAGTAATCCAGATACTCTAGTATGAACAATTTCTTGTTCAATTACTTCTCGTCTAAGTTCTTTAAGCTGGTCGTATTTCGACATAGCAGCACCTCGTACCTCTTCACGAGTTAGCTTCTTCTTACCCTCCTCTTCTCGTTCTTCAGCCAAACGAAAAATTGCTGTCGCATATCCTTCATCAAAAGCTGCTTCTACCGCATTCTTCTTTGCAGATATATCAGCTAGTTGAGTTTCTAAATAAGCTTTATATCCTCCATATGCAGTTAAATATTCCTCTAATTTACGATTGTCTTCATTCATAAGATTAGTGAAATCCAATTGATAATCTCTGGTAACCTCCTTACCTAAAGGAGGAACGGTTAAATCATCTATTTGTCTTTGTGCCCTACCTAATGCTTTCATAGGTGTCCATTGAGTCTCTCTTCTTTCCATTATTTCACCTCCCTACACCCACAGTAA